TAGTAAAGTTTTTTAGATTCTGGATAGAGTTTCTTAAATTCCTCTACATCTCTCAGAAATACCTGATAACTGACAGAATCCAGAAGTGATGTTTTAGATATCTTTTCCATATTATCACCTTTTTAGCAAGTACATGATAGGGAATTTATGTAATCAGATAAATCATAATCCTGTTGATATTTAAGCAATATCTCCCGAAGTCTTTTAGGGTTAGTTATTCGGAGAAGATGGTATCTCATTTGTTGGATAGTATTATATAGGTGTTTTCTTTCCTTATTGCTTTTCTTAGTATGGTGTAATCCATGTTCGGCAACTGTAACACAAAGGAGATTTTCAGGAGTATTATCTAGTATATTTCCGTTGTCGTGGTGTATCTCACAACCTTTAGGTACCTTTCCATTAACCTGTTGGAAGATGTATTTATGGAGAGGTATTACTTTATCATTCTTTAGTCTGCAAATCAGATAACCATTTCCATTAGGAAAGACACCGATTACTTTAGATTGTTTCATTTAATTCACTTTCCAGAGTTTGCTAAGTTTGTTAGTAATGAATATACTTCTGTTGGAAGTCTTGCGTTTCTCGATATATTTACTCCTGTTAATAGATTGAGTTTGTTGGAAGTTATCCTTATAGTTAGGATTCTGTTTCCTTTTACCTATTCCCTGAGTTATCCTTTTCTTACACCGATTGCACTGGAATAGTATAAATTTAACTACTCCGTTCTCTTTAGTGATTTGTATTTTTTCCATCTGTCTCTTACAATCTTTACATCTTGGAGTATCCATTAGAATTCCTCTCCTAATCTTCCGTGAAGGAAAAACCATTCCCAGAAAAGATATTCAGTATCTTCCACCTTAATCCCTCATGTATTCAGGTATTTCATCTTTAGAGTTGATGATATGTTTTCCCCAAGTTTGTTCCATTCTTATATGGAAAGGCTTATCTTTACTATCCTTAACCCATCTATGTAATCCATAGACTTTACCTTTATATATCCAGATAGGTGGGTACCCCTCATGTTCCCAAAAGATAGTATATCCATATGGATTTTCTGTTGAGGAAAGTTTAATTAGGAAATCTATTCTCTCTTTAGATAAGTCTCCATGAAAGATTCTGTTTCCGTTGTCCGAGACAGTTACATTTGTAAGGAGAGTTTTATACTTCTTATCCTTATCAGGGTTCATTCCATCATTATAGTAATCCCAATCGTAGAGACTTCTCCAATCAATAAAAGAATCTTTTACTCCTGAACCACATCCACCTGTCATTTTAATCCACTCCTAAGATATCCTTTTCTAGTTGTATTATTTCGTTGTATTCTTTCTCGGAGATTATCTTAAAGAATACTTTAGAGTTATCCTGTAAGGTTATTTCCCCTAATTCAAATAACTCAACTTCCATCTCTAAGTTCTTTACTTGGCTAGTGTAATCCATTTAAATCCCTCTTGGAATTAGTTCGAGTATCTGGGAAAGAGTATCATCATCTAATTGTTCTGATTCCTGTCGTGCTTTGATATTAAGCCTGAGAACGTTTCGTTGTTTATAGGTAAGTTTATCTAAAGAATCAGCAAAGACTATTTTATCTTTATTCTTTCCTGTCTTTACGAACTCCAACTCTCCTTCTTTGTTTTCTCGGAATAAGGGAAAGTTTAATTCCTTTACAACTGAATCTATGTATTCTTTTAGATTGTCTTGGCTTACCAATTTACCACATCTCCAAAGAAGTACAAATCCATTAATGGGTGGGAAAGAGTGAAGATTAAGTTATCTATCTTTTCTAACCACTTGTTCTTATAGGCTTTATTCCCAAACAACATATGTAAAGAACCTGTAAGATACATATTGATAGATGACATTACCTCAGGAATTATTCCCTCTTTAATGGGATAGTTTATTATATCGTTAATTTCCAACACCGAAATCAAATCCTTTTAGAGTATAAATCCCGTCATTAATCTTTTTCCAAGTAGCCTTATCTATATATTCCCTTTGGTTTTTGAAAAGAGAGTTGTAGTCTTTTCCTAAGATAAGGATAGATTCAAAATCCTTTAGACTTTCTAAGTCTCCACCAATCACTCGGATATTATTATTCATTTCCTATCCTCTCCTATCCCAAATAAGGATATCTGGGATTCCCATCATTTAGTTTCTTTCCTATCTCTGAGAGTTCACTACTCTCGTCTTTCACTAACTTCTTTCCTGATTTCTTAGGTTTGTTCATTTATTTCATTTCTCCGAGACTGCTCCTTATTCAGCAATCCCATAAGGAGAACACGTGGTGGGTATTTAAAGCTTTCGGTGAGGAAAGACTATAGGGTTGCTTAATAAATAGGTTATAAAATATCCTGTTGTTAGGAACTTGTTCTTATTTCTTTCTTTATATTCTTTCTTTGTTCTTAGTACATGTACAAAGTACCTAAGATACTGTACCTGTACTGGTTCCGTTAGATAGTTGTAAGTGGTTTATAGATATCGTTATGTACAGGATAAGTACTTGTACCTGTTCCGTTAGATTGTCTATTTCGTTACGGGAAAGAACTAGTAAAACTTTAACCCGAAATTTAGGATGGCATTATTATATATGGAGCAACAGGAAATAATCCGAGAGCCTAAGGAGATACAGGGAGAATAGACAGGGAAATAAATAAATATTATTGTTCAGTAGTAAAAGGGAAAGATAGTTACAGTACTATCCTGTAGGCAATCAACAATCTAAGGAGAAATAGGGAAAGACTATCCTGTCAAACTTTAAAGCACAATTTAAAAACCCCATTATAAGGGAGAGGATTCTTTCCCGTATCAGTAAGGAGTAAAGTCTTTAAGCCTAAGAATTTAAAACCCTTACAAATAAAAGCCTAAGAACAGTAAGCCAAAACGTCTAAGGAGACAATTAGTTAAAGCCTTAGGGTGGGTAAGCGTACCCTTCAGATTGACAAACTAAGGAGTACAAAAAGATTCAGATAACAGGTAAAGAATCTTTAGGGTAAAAGCAGGGTAGCGATAGGGAAAGAATAAATAGGGAACAAAAAAGAATCTAAAGCATTAAGTCGTATATATATTAATTCCCGTTATCTCAGGGAAAAGAAAAAGGAGAGGATAGGGATAGTATTATTTAAGATTCTTTACTATACCTTTCCTGTTGTTATCGGGTAATTTCAACTTCCCTCTCGATAGTCTCTCGGAGGACTTGGCTACCCACACCATTTCTCCTGTCGGTCTCGGAGAGATACGTACTGTTACTATTCTTTTCTGTTGGCACTCCTGTTGCAGAAATCCCAACAACTCAGATTCTTTTAATGTCTTAATGAATTTATTCATTCTATATCTTTCCTGTTGGCTTTAGAGTAGTTTCAGGAGTGTTCCTACTGCTGTTTTCTTATCGTTCTCGGAGAGTTGCTGGAAAAGAACAATTATATTACTCTGTAACAGTAATGATTCTTGCGTATTTATATCCTGTTGGGTGGTAAGTAGTGTCTCCTGTTGTGTATCTGTTGGCTCCTGTTGTTGTAAGGAAGTATTCTTTTTATTCTGTTTCTTAAGACTATCATTTCCATATACCACTTCGAGATACTCATGCCAAAAACTCCTGTCGAATTTGACGGGAAGTTTATTATATCTTCTGAATTCATTCAGAGTCATTCCTGTTGGCATATCTTTACCCCTGCAATTTACCACCCTTACTGTTGCAACAGGAGTATTCTTATTCTTACATACTCCCGTTTTCTTATCTATTAGCTTTCTCCCCACATCCTTTGCTAATCCGTTAAATATCTGTATCAATCTATCATTTCCTGTTGCTAACAGATATGCAGGGTAAAATGTGGTTTTACTCCTGTTGTCTCGGAGTGCTACCTTTCCCTTAAACTCTACGATACTGTAGTCATCTGCTTCCTTCTTTCCTTTTATATTTTTCTTTTCTTTCATTTCCATATCACTTCTCTGACAACTTACAGTTGTCGATACTCGGAACGTGTTAGTAGTATATAAAGTTTCGCTTCTCCGAGAATTTAGGGAGATAAACAGTATCTTAAGTCTAACAAGTCGAATTCTACCCGCGCAGTAATCTTACTAATCATATGCCTATAGACATTAATCAGCCTTAATTAAACGCCTATTAGAAGTACCGCTTAGTCATTCCCATAATATATATCGGAATGCATTTCTTTTAGTCTAATACGTTATGTCTTATACCTTTCCAAAATACCTCATACCGAGGTATAACGATATCGAAATGGCAACTACCCTATTTAAAGTTTTCCCCACCCCTCCACTCCATATGGACTCCGATACCTTTATATAGGGCTTTTTGCAAGACTGATACTATATATATAAATGAGAATATATGTATATATGTAAATTCAGGAGTGTCAGAGCTATGACGGGGTAGTTGGTGGGTTAACATTATGGTAAACATAAATAAGATAGTTAAATATAACTTAGAGAGTGAAGTGCTTAAACTTAAAGATTCAGGGTATTCCATGCTCAATATCGCTAATATGGTAAGTGCACAACACCCAGACATCAAAGAACTCAGTAATCTCAGCGCTATGTCAATCCAAAGATTCTTAGAATCCTATAATAAAGAACAAGCTAAGGATAAGGTACGGGATGGTGAAGATATAGATGAACATCTTAGAGAAGAGTTCCGAGAAAAGATGTACGAGATAGATGATGAGACTCATGAGATATTTAAGATTATGAAAAAATCATTACTTCGGATAGTAAAAACAGGTGATGATTATCAAGTTATAAAATCCGCTAAGGATGTATTAACTGCTATTGAACAAAGTAAAAGGAATTGGAATTCTCTCATTCAATGGGGTATAGATACATCTAGATTTAATAATGAAGCAAAGAGAGAGATAAACTTTATAGAAGTTAACAACTTAATATTAAACTGGTCTAAAGAATTATGTCCTAAATGTAGAAGCAAAGTTATCGGCTATGTTACAGCCGAGGAAGAGAAAGAAGGAGATTAAAATGGCAGATGGATATGACTGGAAGATTACAGTAAAGAAATTCTTCACAGGTTTAGCATATGCAGGAATATCGTTCACTATTGGATATGCTACTACTTTTCTTGAAACTGAGGAATTTCCCGTAGAATATGCGGGAGTAATTACTATCCTTGTGGGTGTATTACACCTAGTAGCTAACTGGTGGAAACATAAGGACGATTAAAAACATAATTGGGAATCGAAACTAACTAGTGTACCATACATCATTGTCTCACATACGATGTTCATAGATAACGCTACGTCAAATGTTTCATGTAATCTAAAGAATACGCCAATCTAAAGTGTTTCATATAGAGAGAGATACAACATTTCTTAAGGCGTAGTTTCCCAACAATTCGTATGTGTTATAATGTAATTGATATTTAGATGGAAATGGCAGATAAACTAGATTTAGTAGCTGTTCTCATATGGGGTATTGTAGGTGGTGTCGTAGGATACGTCTTCGGTACTCTATTAGGGAATATGGGTATTTTCCCAGAGCTACAATGGGCCAATATATTCCTATTCTTAGGTGTATTGATTGGCGCTTTCAAAGATAAATTACAATAGGGACTCCTCACTGATGAGTTGCTAATACCATTTAGGGGGATGATTCCCCCATATGTTAATTTTATGAAATTAGATAAGCACAGTATAGAATTACTCAAATATAGTAATGACCCAGTGTTATTTACTACTGATATCTTAGGACTTGAATGTAAGTGGTTTCATCAAGAATGGATACGAGCATTTGAGAATAACAGATTTAGTGTATTATTAGCACCAAGAGGTCATGGTAAAACCTCAATAGTTGGTTCATACATAACTTGGAGAATCTGTAGAGATAGAGATATTAGAATACTCATAGTTACCATTAATCAGGATAAGGCTAATGATATAATGACCTTTATCCAGAACAGTCTAGACAGGAATGATAAACTCAAAGAAGTATTCGGTGACTTTAAAGGCTATTCTATTTGGTCAAGAGAAAAGATAACTGTAAGTGGTAGGGACACCACTAAGGTTGCTATAAAAGAACCCACACTTAAAGTATCTGGCGTTGGGGGAGGACTAATAGGTGGTCACTACAATCTAATAATATTAGATGATATAACTGATGAGGAAAGTTCTAGACTAGAGAATAGACGCAGAACATTAGAGAACTGGTATGAAGGTCCTTTGATAGGTACCTTTGAACCTGACATTAAATTAATAAATATAGGAACAAGATGGCATGAGGATGACTTCCACAGCTATCTAATGGCTAAATCGGGGTTCAAAACCCTTAGATATAAAGCAATACTTAATGAAGAAGAATTAGCTGAAGGCAAACCGGCTAAGGTTTTATGGCCTGAAAGGTTTCCTTGGGAATCTGATGAACCAGATGCTATAACTCTTAAGTTTATAAGAGAACATCAAGGAGAGACATATTTCCAATTACAATATCAGAATAATATAGTGGCACGAGGCCTGTCCAAATTTAAGACAGAATGGATAGATGCTGCTATTAATAAGTTCAAACAACTTGAGGGTACAATACCCATTAATCTAAAACGTTATATTGGAGTTGATTTAGGAGGAGAAGACACAAGTAGTGATTGGGGTGTAACTACTGTTGTTGGAACTGATGATAAAGGAGATGTCTATGTATTAGAATCTCATCGTGTACATGGGAGTCCTAATCATCAATTTGAAATTATGCAATCCTTAGATGACAAATGGAGAGCATCTAGAATAGGTATGGAATCTGTGGCACAACAGAGCTGGAGTATAAGTAAATTCCAGAAAGAGAATCCTAACCTACCAATTCTACCGATTAAGTCATCTTGGGTTAATGATAAAGATACTAGAACTGATAGATTATCTATTTTATTTGAAACTAACAGGGTATATCTAAATCCTAGTTTATCTCATCTAATAGATGAATTACGATTATATCCAGTAAGTAAACATGATGACTGTATTGATAGTCTCTCATTCGCTATAGAAGCATCACAAGATAAAGGAATTATAGATTGGTCTAGAGTATCAGATATTATGATAGCTAGACAGTCTCAACGTATAAAGAAAGTCTAATGTGTATATGTTTAAACTTGGAGGTATAAATGGCGGAGAACGTATCTGCTGACAAGGTATATATAGGGCCAAAAGAAATCCCGAAATATCTATCTGCCTGTTTTTATGCCCTTGGACAAACTGATGAAATTACCTTAATAGCAAGAGGTAATAACGTCAAAGGGGCTATTGATGTTACAGCTATTCTTATTAGAGAATATCTTACTAATCCTGAATATAATGTTCAAATAGGTAGTGAGAAATATGGAGACCGATATGTTAGTACTGTTGAGATTAAAGTAAAAGGAACGAGAAAGGATGCCGATATTAGACATCTTCAGCAAAAAGATAAAATATCTGAAAGCTGATGGACGTCCTCAGTCTTTAGTGAGAACTGGTGGAGCGAAGCAATTCGTAGCTCAATCTGGTGAACGAACACTAGCTGCTCTTAGACAATATTGGACTTATTACAGTCTAGATGGTACTATATTCGCTGCATTAAATATTACAGCATGGAATACCATCATGGTAGGATTTACTCTCCATTCGGTTAATAAAGAAGCTAAACAATTTATACAGAGTTTCTGTGATAGAATTAATATTTTAAAACATTTAAGACAAGCTACTTTATATACTCTTATTTTTGGTGATGGATTTATAGAAAAGGTATCTAATAAGAAGAATGAACCAGCACGTCTCAAAGTTGTGGATTCTAGAACTATGCTTATTAATTCTGATGAGTATGGTGATGTATTAGAATACCAACAAGAGATAAATGGACAGAAGATGCCACCTATAAATGTAGAAGATGTAATGCACTTTAGATTTTTTGAGATTCCAGGTATACCATATGGATTATCTATTATAGCACCTAACAAGGATACTATTGATAGAAAGGTTAAGACAGATGAAGCTCTCTTTAATGCCATACAACGACATGGTACTCTTAAATGGGTAGCTAAGGTCGGCAATGAAAAGGACGGTCAAATACCACCTGAATCTGTCATGGAAGATATTAAAGAGGAACTTGAAGATATAGAATCCAAAAATGAATTCGTTATACCATGGTTCATAGATTTAAGTACCATAGACGAGACTGGTATTGAAGGTGTAGAAGAATATTTCAACTATTTCCAAACTCAATTAGTTATAGGACTATTATGTCCAGAAGAAGCTTTAGGTCTAGGTAAGGGTAGTACAGAAGCATGTTATGATGAGAAGACAGAAACCCTTACTAAAGATGGATGGAAAAGATATACAGAACTTACTAATAGTGATGAGATAGCTACCTATAATCCAACTCAAGATGAAATAGAATATCATAAACCTATAGATGATGTAAAGGAACACATCTATGAGCATGATGGTCCAATGATTCATTTCAAATCTCAGAAGATGGATATGTTGGTTACACCAGAACATAGGATGTGGATAAATAAGAATCCTACAATTACCAAGGAGAAATGGGAATTTGTAACTGCTGAAGATATATACAATTCTAACTCACATTGGGCTATTAAATCTAGATGTACAAGAGAACATCCTTTATATGATACAAATGAAGAGAACATAATGAAATTTATAGGTTACTTTATATCTGAGGGTTCTATTAACAGTAAATCACCTTATTGTAGAATATCCCAGAAAAAAGAAGATAGTGCTAATCGAATAAGAAATGTTATAAATAATATGGATTCCAAATATCATTTCCATGAATCGTATTATGAAGGTAACGGATATCAATGGAGTGCATACGATAAGGGATTGTGCGAGTGGTTAAAACAATTTGGTGATGATTGTTATAATAGACATATACCTAGGGAATTTATAAATAAAGAAAGACCATTATTAGAGGCATTACTATTTGCAGCTATAGATGGTGATGGAACTTATGATACAAGAGATGGTAGAAATAATTGTGAATATACAACTGCATCTAAACAACTAGCTGATGATATTCAAGAAATAGCTATTAAATGTGGATATAGAGCACATATAACATTCTCTGAAGATAAAAGAGAGAATAGATTAGGAATATGGAGAGTTAGGATAGACTTATCTAATAAAGATTATATTATCATAACACCTAATATGTGTGAAAAGATATATTATAAAGGTACAGTACATTGTTTAAATGTACCCAATCATATCTATATTACTAGAAGGAATGATAAGGTAGCAATTCAAGGAAATACTGCTAGAGTTAAAGCAATTATGTATGAAAGAATGATAAAGGCATTTCAGTTAGAAATAGCTAATGTAATTAGAGAAGAATTATTTAATCCTATTCTAGAGAAGAATGGTTTTGAACCTAATTTAGTTTTTATCAAGTTTAATGATATTACTGAAGAGGATGAAGCACTTAGATATAAATGGCTAGGTAATCTATTAAGAGGAATACCTCCAGAGATGTATCCTTTCACTAAAGAAGAACTTAGACAACTACTTAATTTACCACCTTCTGAAATAGAAGAGGAAACTGTAGCTGAACAGCCACAAGAGGAACAGCCACAAGAAGAACCACAACCTACTGAAACACCTGAAGAGTTCCCAGAACAACAAGAAGAGGTACCAGAAGAAAATGAAGACAATACACAGACATAGTGCACCACTATCGTATAATAATAAGATTATAAGTAAATCTAATATTAGAATATATAGGGATGCTGTTATACTAGCACCTGGAGTCTGGTGTGATAGTGTAACTAGAGCTGATGTGGAATACACTGCTAAAGCTCTATCACAATATGCTACTAATTGGTCCAGAAACATTATAGACCTAGACCATGACTTAGGTGTAAAAAGCATAGTAGGTACAGTAGAAAATCCTAGATTCTATAGAAATCAAGTACTCGGTGACTTATGTCTTTTTCCAGATATAACTGCTGGTAAAGATACTATTACTTTAATAGATGCAGGTTTAGTAAATGCATTATCTGTAGAACTTATGACAGAAGATTCATGGAATACACAGAAGAATATGAGAGTAGCTGATAATATAGAATTTATAGGATGTGCTATATTATCTGGTCATCCTGTTAGACCCCCAGCATGTAAAGAAGCAAGGATAAAATGAAAATAGCGTGTCCATTCTATGGTAGATGTCTTAATTCAGATAAAGAATGCCATAGATGTCAATATAATGCTAATATTAGATTAGAGAACTTTCTATTACTTCAAGATGGAAATGAGAGTGTAGTAAGGTTCCTAAATTTAGAACATGGATATCAATCATAATCTGATAAAAGGATGTCCTCTCTGTGACATCTTCTTAGACCCTAAGAAACACATCCATACAAAGGTCTATTATCCGGAATATCATCTCATTCAATCTTCTGATTTCATTATCTTAGAATGTGAAACTACCAAGACTCCTATGGTAATCTTAAGAGACCATGTAGCTTCTCCATCTAAAACTATATGGGGTAATATACTACAAGTCTGTAGACATGAATTTGGATATCCACTTCGCTTAAGAAATAAACCTCGTAGGGTTATTGACCATTATAGCTGTTACATAATATTAAAGAAGGAATATTAATGGTATGGTATGCTGTACGCGCTGGGGAAACTATCCCCTACATTTATACTAAACGTATCTATCTAGATAAAGGTACATTCAAAAGATACATTGGTAGTAGTCCTGGTTATGACTACAGAGTAAGCACACCTAGTGGAGAGATATTTATAACACCAAGTGGTCATGTCGGTATTGATATGGAAAGTATGTCAATAACTGGTGGACCCTCAACATTCAATAATGATATAGTATTTAGAGCTGGGAGTGTATTATTTAGTGATGGAATTACATCAAAAGGTAATACTTATGTTTCTGGAACATTATATCTCAATCAA